AATCGAACATCTCAAAGCTAAAATGTTACAGAATGAGAAAACAATTGCGTATATTTCTGAAAGTAATATGCTAATAAATGAGCAAATAAAGAAATTGTGTAAAAAGTAAAATGGCAATGGAAAGCGATAAAGCAAGAATAAGCAGAATAATAAAGAATATGAAAAAAGGCAGCCCATATAATTTGACTGATAAAAATTGGAATATTAAATATAATTTATTAACTTTATAAAATCAAACGTGATAAAAAATATTAATGAAATGGGGGAGGGTTTTCACGTTGCCCGAACCCTTTCAAAAAACGTGAAAAATGAAAATATTTACAGGAAATTTTGCTAATGTAAAAAAATACAAAGCAAACAATTTAGAGCCGATAAGCATAGCATTGTCGGCAAGGTATTTTAACGGACAAAAATACAAATCATTAAACCCTGATTGGAGTTTTAAGGATTTTTCAAAAGAAAAATACACTCCCTTGTTTAATGAAATATTGTCAAAATTAAATGCTAAAACAGTTTACATGGAATTATTAAAGTTGTCAAATAATAAAGATGTAGTTCTTTGTTGCCATGAAAAAGCAGGAGATTTTTGTCACAGACATTTAGTTGCGGAATGGTTGAAAAAAGAATTAGGAATAGAAGTTTTTGAACTCGGGAAGATGCAACCCGAACAAACAAGTTTATTTTGAATGGATCAAAAGAAAATAGGTATCACAAAGGGTATGAAAAATTAAGTAAAAAACTTAAATCATTATACCCTTGTGCAAATTGTGGAGAAAGTTTATATGATAAACTGGAAACGCATCATATTGATTTTGATAAAAAAAACAATAAAGTAAGCAATTTAGTTGTTTTATGTTTGAAATGTCATAAAAAAATACATAAAGGAGAATTAAATATTGAGTTTCCAAAATATGAATTAAGCGGTTTTAGTGTAACGGCAGCATGTTGTACTTCCAGTACAAAGGATTGGTTCGACTCCAGACATCCGCTCAAATTATTGCCTTATTTGCCGCCTAAAACTGCAAATGATTTTAGGAAAAGACATATAAAGGGATTTGTTACAATAGGCGGGTGCAATTTTTACATAGGATTGCATCATAAAAAATTAATTGGAGTTTTGGGATTTAGCAACCCCGATTATGGAAAATATGACATAATTTTAAAGGCGGATACAACTCCGTCAGAATTAGAATATTCAACTGATTTATTATTATACGCATTAAGAACAAAAGAGGTTAAGAGATTATTAGAAATAAAATTTAATAGAAAAATAAATACAGCGTACTCAATGTGTTTCTCACAGCATAAGCAAATAAACAGATATAGGAAACATGCAAAGAAAATACAAGAAAAAGAAAAAGTGGGCGGTTACGATTTGGGATATTTGTTTGAACTTGGAACAATACCGAGCATGAAAGCTGCAAAATCAGAATTTTGTCAGAAACATAAGATATGAGCAAAATAAACACACATACGGAAATAGTTAAATTCAGGGATATTGAGGAAACGGAATTAAACGCCCAACAAATGAATGATACTGATTTTAGAAGATTGGTAAAAAACATTAAAAAGGATGGTTGTTTAACATCTGCCCCGTTGATAATGAAACAGGAAAATAAAAATAAATACAAATGTATTTCAGGACATCATAGGATAAGAGCAGCAATAAAAGCGGGGGTGATGGAGTCGCATTGCATAATAACAGATGAAATTGACGAAAGTACAAGAATAAGATTGCAATTAACACACAATGATATTAATGGAGAATCGGACAAAGAAATAATAAGTATTTTACAACAAAACCTAAATGATATAGATATAGAGCTTATTGATAAAAGTGATTTAGACGTTCTTGAAAATACACAAGAAATTGAATATAGTCAGCCAACATTCAGATATATCAATATTTGTTTGTTGGAAGAAAGCAGAGAAAGCTTAATTGATATTATGGAAAGTCTAAGTAATTCAGAAGATATAAACTGGCTAATTGAAAAAGACCAATACGAAAAAGTATTGGATTTACTTACAATTGCATTTGAAAAAGGATTTAGAACACCCGGACAAGCATTTGGTAAGTTTTTAGAGATAATTCAAAACAATAAAAATCTAATAGAAAGATGAAACAAGGAGCACAAAAAGAAAACAGAAATGCAGTTAAAAAAGTTGATTGGGATAGAATAGATAAGCTTTTAGAAATAAATTGCACAGGAGAAGAAATTGCAACAGTCTTAGGCATTGATTATGATACGATTGCAAACCATTGTAAGAAAGAACATAAATGTTTGTTTTCGGAATATATAAAAAGAGGAAATTACGAATTTAAAATATCCTTAAAAAGATTACAGTTTCGTTCAGCAAAAGGGCTTATTCAAAATACAGATGGAGGTATAAAAGTTATCACACAGCCGTCAGTAACTATGCAGATATGGCTCGGTAAACAATATTTAGAACAAAAGGACAGAACAGACGTTACAAGCGATAACGAGAAACTAAAAGGGATTCAAGTATCCGTATTGCCAACCGATGAATTAATTAAACGTTCTGAAGCAATAAAAAACATTGAGGAAAATAAACAGGAATAAAGTTGTCTCCACGTACTGAGCGCTTGAGACCAAAAAAGAAGTAAAGCATTAATAATAAATGTATTGGAAAATCACGAATTTGAAATATTAACCGAACTTTACAAGCGTGAACAATACGATAAAATCCCGATAGGCAAATATCCAAACGGTAAGTATTTCTACATGACCGAAAAACAGATTGAAGCTGTTGAACTTTTAAACGATGAAAGTACTACATCTGTTGGATATGGAGGAAGCGCAAGGTCTGGAAAATCAATAATAGAATGTAGCGTTATAATATTAGACTGTTTTGCATATCCTGATATTGCTTGGGGTTTGGCACGAAAAGAATTAACAACATTGAAAAGAACAGTTTTACTCACACTATTTAGACAATTACAATTCTATGGAGTTGATAATTATACCTACAATCAACAATTAAACAAAATAACATTCCAAAACAAATCAGATATATTTTTAATTGACACAGCTTTTAAACCATCCGACCCTTTGAATACAAGATTTGGAGGCTTAGAACTCACAAGATGTGCAATTGATGAAAGCAACGAAACTGAAATATCAGTTGTAAACAAACTCTTTGAACGTACAGGGTGGAGAAATAACGCAAAGTATGGATTGAAAAGAAAACAATTTGAGTGCTTTAACCCTGCTAAAAATCATGTTTACGATAGGTTTTATATTCCTTTCCGTGATAAAACAGAACAAGACCATATTAGGTTTATTCCGGCGCTTCCAGCCGACAATCCAAATCCGGCAGTTAAAGAATGGATTGAAGATTTAATTAAAATCGGTGACCATGTTACAATACAACGTCAAATTTATGGCAACTTTGATTATGATGATGACCCAAGCGTTTTATGCGACTATGATGCAATTTGTGATTTGTTCACTAATGACCATATCCAGGGCGGACAAAGATACATTAGTGCAGATTTAGCAATGCAAGGGCGTGATAAGTTTATCGGTGGCTATTTTGACGGAATGATTTGTAATATTGCAATTGACATTCCTAAATGTGATGCAAAAGTAATTGAAGATAAACTAAAAGAACTTAAAATAGTCAATAATGTAGGCAATACAAATATTGTGGCGGATAGTGATGGATTAGGGGCGTATCTTGAAGCATATATTAAGAATATTAAAACCTTTCACGGCGGATCAGCCCCAGTAAATAAAAAAGAATACGGAAACTTAAAAGATGAATGCGCTTTTAAATTAGCTGAAGTAATAAATAACAGAGGCATGAAAATCATTTGCTCGGCTGTTCAACAAGAAAATATTAAGCGTGAAATATCAATCTGTTTGAAAAGAGACAACATAGATATTGACAAAAAGAAGATAATTAAAAAGGATTTAATGAAGAAATATCTTGGCAATTCGCCCGACTATCTTGATATGTTGATAATGAGAATGCTTTTTGAGATAAAAAAACGACCTCGAGGGCTTGTCTCTTGGTAAAAAGTATTATATTTGGAATCTAAAATAAATAATTATGAAAAAAGGAAAAATGTACCCTTACAAAAAGGAAAGTTTACGTAAGTTTGACAGCGATAAGGAGGCTTACAATTTAACAAAATCAGATGTTGATTTTACTGCAAAGCCTGAAGATGTTGAAGTACATGATGTATTTCTTGGTAATACAGATCATCAGTATATGGACAGTACTAATAAGCTATGCTCTTATGACACGGAAGCTATTTTTGCATTTGCGTTTACAGATGAAATATTATTAGTTTATTCTTATCGTATAAAATTTGAATAAAGGAATTATTAAAAGCTAAAAAACAATGAGACTAATAAATTATTTCAAGTACCTATTTTCAAACAAGCGAACATCAAAAGAAGTCGTAAAGAAGCTGATTAAACAAAATGTTCATCATTACACAAATTCAAAGGGCAAAAACATGGGCTTTGATAAAGTGATAATTTTCTA